AATGGACGGCTGTTGCCGCAGCCAGACAGAATGCGGCATAGAGCGGCGTTTCACTGTAAGCGGCCGCGCCGGGATAGCCGGTGAAGGTCAGGAGGCTGAAGAAAAGCAGGATAAAGAGGGGCGGCCGCCAGTTTAAGCGCGAGCAGGCAAGGGCAAACGGCAGCAGCCATACGGCCGACAACAGCCATATGGTACTCGTACCGTAAGCCTCCAGCGGCTGCAATATCTCCTGCCAACCGGTATGGGCGGGCAGCAGGGAAATGGTGAACAACAGGCCGCCTGCACACAATGCCGGTACGGAAGTCTTGTTTCCGTTCTGCCATTTCGGACGGCCAGCGGCAAAAGAGGCGGCAAACAGTAAAACGGCCTGCAACAGCCATCCCACTGTCTTATTGGGCCAACCGTCCGACATATTGATGCTGAAGAAAATCAAGGTCAGGCCGCACAACAGCGCGGCGGCGGTAAATACCGGCTGCCTTTTCCGGTATTGGCACGCTGCCCACAGCAAGGCCAAAGCGGAGTAGGCAACCGACAAGTTTCCATTTTTTGCCAACAGCAGCATCGGCAGCAGCGAAGCATAAAGTACGGCGAAAGCCAAAGAGGCCGTCTGAAAACCGCGTTCCCACGCGGCAGAACCTTCGCAACGCCATTTTTGCCAACAGTCTTCAATATTGGACCGAATTACCTAATAACTTGATTTATTTTGGTGCGGTTGACCCATCACTAGGTAAAGCCGGTGCAAGCCGTGACCCGTCCGCGATTTTGGTTGGCGGCTATCATAGAGAAACTGGAAAACTGTATGTGGTCGAAGCGCAGATTAAAAAGCGTTTGCCCGATTTAATTATTGAAGACGTTATTCGCCTACATACACAGTATAACTGCCATCGTTGGTTTGTAGAGACAGTACAATTTCAAGAATTTCTAAAAACCGAGTTGGTTAAACGTTCAGCGGCGCGCGGAAAACCTGTGCCTGCCACGGCAACAAAACCCAATAGCGACAAAATGCTTCGAATTGAGAGTTTGCAACCGCATATTGCCAACGGGTTAATTTTATTACACCGCTCACAATCCACCCTTGAATCACAGTTGAGACATTTTCCAAAAGCTGATCATGATGATGGCCCAGACGCATTAGAAATGCTATGGCGTAATGCAGTGACGAGTTCTGCCACGATTGAGTGGATAGGCTTAAACGATGAAGACTTGGGGCATGATGATTTTGATGCGGAAGATGATTTATATAGCATTTGGCGAGGATAAAACATGAAATTTTGGGAAAAAATTAAAACATTGGTAGGGTCAAAAACAGAACCAACTCAAACCGACGAAGCAATGGTGACAGCTAATGGGCGTGTTTTATCAGACCACCCGAGCAACCGCATCACCCCGGCAAAGCTGAAAAGCATCTTAGAAGACGCGGAAAACGGCGATATTACAGCGCAGCACGAATTATTTATGGACATTGAAGAACAAGACAGTGCCATCGGGGCGAATATCCAAACGCGCAAACGGGCGATTTTGACGCTGGATTGGCGCATTGCAGAACCGCGCAATGCGACACCTGCGGAAGAAAAACTGCAAGCCGAAATTGACGAGTTGTTTTACCAATATCCGAACTTTGAAAACTTGCTGATGGATATGATGGACGCGGTAGGACACGGTTTTTCCGCACTTGAAATAGAATGGAAATTGGAGAGTGGAAAATATATCCCTTATAACTTCATTCCGCGTCCTCAGTCTTGGTTTAAGTTAGATAAAAATGACAATTTATTGTTAAAAACGCCAACTAATACCATGGGCGAGCCGTTAAGACAGTTCGGCTGGGTGGTGCATTCGCACAAGTCCCGCTCGGTGCAACTTGCGCGCATGGGCTTATTCCGCACGTTGGCATGGCTTTATATGTTTAAGCATTATTCCGTGCGGGATTTTGCCGAATTCTTGGAGCTTTACGGCATGCCGATTCGCATCGGGAAATATGGCGCAGGGGCAACAAACGAGGAAAAACGCACACTATTACGCGCCCTTGCGCAAATCGGACATAACGCCGCAGGGATTATGCCTGATTCCATGGCTATCGAATTGCACAATGCGGCAAACACCGGTGCGGGTTCAGGTAATAACCCGTTCTTGCAAATGGTGGACTGGTGTGAAAAATCAATTGCCCGCCTGATTTTAGGGCAAACGCTCACATCAGGTGCAGACGGAAAAAGCTCAACTAATGCATTGGGCAATGTGCATAATGAAGTGCGCCGTGATTTGTTGGTGTCGGACGCTAAACAGGTAGCGCAGACCATCACACAGCAAATCATCCTGCCTTATTTGCAGATTAACGTTGATCCGAACATCGCTTTGCACCGAGTGCCGTATTTTGAGTTTGACACCAAGAAATACGACGATTTAAGCACCTTCGCAGACGCTATTCCGAAACTGGTGGGGATTGGTGTGCAAATTCCCGAAAAATGGACACGTGATAAGCTAGGCATCCCCGAAGCACAAGACGGTGAAGTGGTTTTAAAAGCCGTTCAAAGTGATTTTAATCCCGATTTAAAAACACCGGGAAAATCTACCGCACTTTCTGCCCACCTGGTAGGTTGTCAGTGTGCTGGGTGTTTGGGTAAAGGTGCGCATGTGGCGTTGTCTGCGGGTAGTAAGGGTGAAACGGAACAGGATTTATTGGATAGCTTGTTAGATGATGGTATGACACAGGTGGACTTTAACCAACAACTAGATCCGATGGTGCAAAAAGCCGTAGCGGTGTTGTCAGCCTGCAACAGCTATGAAGAAGCTGGCGATAAACTGGCAGAACTGTATCCGGAATTAACCTCGGATGCCCATCAGCGTTATTTAACCAGTGCCTTATTCTTGGCGGATTTATTAGGAGCATCTAATGCCGACCGCACCTAAGTTTGCTATTGGCATGGAGCCGACAGAAGCTATCGAATTTCTCCGTCAGAAGAAAATTCTGGCGGGGAAAGTCTTTGCGAAAGACTTACAAGACAGCGCGTTAGCCCGTGCGACAACTATTGCGCGCTTGTCCAGCCTTGAAATGACCAAAGACATTTATCAGTCATTGGAAACCGCTATGCGAGAAGGCAAGGGATTTAATCAATGGAAAAAAGATCTGCTGGGTGAATTTGAGCGCAAGGGATGGCTATTTGCCAAGGATAAAAGCGTTAGCCGTGGTATTGATGGCAATTTATTAGCTGATCCTAACACTGGGGAATATTTTGGCACGCCCCGCCGTTTAAATACGATTTATCGGGTAAATATGCAGACTGCTTATTCTGCGGCGCGCTATCAACGCATGCGTGATAATGTGGACAATCGCCCCTACTGGCAATATTCCGCCGTAGGCGACGAAAGAACCCGCCCTGCTCACTTAGCATTAAACGGCAAGATTTACCGTTATGACGATCCATTTTGGGCAACATTTTACCCACCGAACGGGTTTAATTGTCGCTGCTCAGTGATTGCGCTTGGTGAACGGGATTTACAACGCCGTGGCATGGATAAGCCGGACGATAGTTCTGAATTTTTAGTCGAAGTTGAACGCCCTGCCGATAAAGCGGGAAATCGTGAAAAAACCATTGGTTTTAAATTGTCCGACGGCACGATACGAGTGACGGATAAAGGCTTTGATTACAATGTAGGACGATTGAACTATAAGCCAAATTTGGATCTTTACCCGGAAAAGCTGGCGCACCAATTTGCCAAGGTGGAGATGCGCGGAAGCGAATTTGTTCATGATTTTAATTTGCTAGCGAAACAGGTGGCAGAAATTAAGCAATCATCTAGCCATGAAGGGAAAAAACTCACCGCCGAGCAAATGTTACAAGTGCGTGATGGTTTAGCGAAAAACTTCAGGTTCGCCGCGGGTATATTGAGCGCAGAAAATAAAGGACTGATGAAGGCAAACACCGGCACAGTGTGGCTATCAGATGACACCTTAATCAAGCAGTTTAATAGCCGTGATGGGCAGAATTTCGGCGTGGATGAATATGCTGATTTACCTGATTTGATTCATGCGCCTGAACACCTATTGCAAGCGAAAGATTATCAGGATAGATACACCTTTATTCGACAAGGGAAAATGCTGGTCGTGAAATTATTACCTAAAGAAATCTTCGTGCTGTCGTTTCGACGGATTAAAGATAAGGAATTGAAAAAGTTGTTGGAAAAAGAAAATGCACTTAGGTAGGGCTCCCCACACCTACACACAGTCCCGAGTCTATTTCACCTCATCGCCCGCGATCTGGGAGATTCATCGCTTTTCTAAGTGCATTTAGGTTTAATCATACTAACTCCATTAATTTTTAAAAGCAACGCTTATGATAGAAATCGAAATTAATAATGCACAACAAATTGCCTCCATACTAAATAAACTAGCAAATGCCGCTCAAGAGCGCGCACCACTCATGCGCAGCATTGCCGGCACGATGGAGTCCGCCGTATTACAAAACTTTGACGTAGGTGGCCGTCCTAAGTGGCTTGGGTTGAAATACCGCCAAGGCACACCGCTAGTTGATACAGAAAATCTGATGAACAGTATCACAAGTTATTATGATAATGACAGCGCAGAGGTCGGCACCAACGAACCTTACGCTGCAATCCATCAATTTGGTGGTAAAGCCGGACGTGGGCGAAAAGTGGATATTCCTGCTCGCCCATTCCTCGTTTTAACCCCACAAGACGAGGATGACATCTTGGAGGACGTGCAAGCCTATTTTCGGAGTGTAGTTAAATAAAACATAAAACCGCGCTAAATCGCGCGTATTTGCATTTTTATGATTGTGGAGGTGATTTATCGAATTAAATTTTTTAAAACGATTTAAAAGGATTTAAAAAGGCTTTAAAAATAGTTTAAGATTAAATGCAACATCCAATTTCATTTTTGCAAAAATTCTAACCTAGAGGGGAGTGAGGAAGTCGCTCCCCTCTTTTCATTTCCCCAGCTCCATTATTCTGAAATCCTAGATTAACTTTTCAGGATTTTAAGAATGAAACTCACCCTTGCAGCCTGTAGTTTTGAAATTGACAAAGCGAAGTATGGACGCATCCAACTTTTGCCTTATGGCAAATTTAGAGCTACTGACGGCAGACCGACAGATGTGGAGGCATGGTATGTAACCGATACGAACGGGGCTGATGTTGTGGCATTAGCTAACAGTCAGAAAAATCCCCTACCCATTGACTACGAACACCAAATCTTACATTCCCAGCAAAACGGCAAAGAGGCTCCTAGCGCAGGTTGGATGGAATATCTCTATTTTAACCCGCAAGGGATTTTTGCCGATGTCCGTTGGACGGACAAAGCCGCGGAATACATCAAAAATGGCGAATATCGTTATATCTCTGCCGTATTTGCATATGACACGAATGGTTATGTTCGCAAAATCTTTCACGCCGCACTGACCAATAACCCCGCTTTAGACGGTATGGACGAAGTGATGGTCGCCGCCAGTGTGCAACTTTTAAATCAACAAAAGGAAAAGCCAGAAATGGATAAGAAATTACTTGCCGCGTTGTGCGCGTTATTTGCTTTGAAAGCTGACGCCAGCGAAGCGGAAATTACCGAAAAAGTGACCGCACTTTCCGCCGCGAAAGGTGACAGCCCGGTCGCATTGTTAGATGTATATGCCAAATTAGCGGAAAAAGAACAATCTGTCGCTGCACTCACTGCGCAGGCAGGCAAACCTGACCCGGCTAAATTTGTGCCGGTAGAACAGGTTGCCGCGTTACAAGCTGATTTTAATAAACTTAAATCAAGCATTGATAACGACAAGAAAAGCGCATTAATTGAAGCTGCATTGTCGCAAGGCAAACTCGCTCCGGCACTTAAAGAATGGGCGGCAAGTTTAAGCATTGAAGCCTTAACCGGTTATTTAGATAAAGCGACACCGATTGCGGCGTTAGCTGGCGGTCATCAAGCGAACGAAGACCCGAATAAAAACAATGTGGTGGCATTAACCGCAGAACAACAAGCCGCAGCCAAAATGCTTGGCATGACAGATGCGGATTACCTTAAATATACTCAAGCGAAGGAGACTAAATAATGTCAATCAATAAAGCAATGGTGTTAAATCATATCACCGAAGCCTTTCGTAAAGAATTTGCAGCCGGTTTAGAAAACCACCCAACGCAATGGACGAAAATTGCCATGGAAATTCCGTCCACGACCAAAACCAATACTTACGGGTTTTTAGGTAAATTTCCGAAAATGCGTGAGTGGGTCGGCACACGTCAAATTCAAAGTATGCAAGCACAAGGCACAAGCATTACTAACAAAAAATTCGAGTCAACTGTCGGTATTCCGCGTGAAGAAATTGAAGATGATCAGGTTGGTATGTACTTGCCGATGGTGCGCCTTGCTGGTCAATCCGCCGCTGAATTGCCTGACGAAGAAGTGTTTGGCTTGCTGAAAAAAGGCAAGACGACTCTTTGTTATGATGGTCAGAATTTCTTCGATACGGATCACCCGGTCTTTGAAAAAGTAGATGGTACAGGTAACCAAACCACACAAGTTAACTTAACCGTGGGTACGGATAACGATGCGCCAACCTTCTACATTTTGGATACTAGATTACCAATTAAACCATTAATCTGGCAAAAACGCACTGCGCCGGAAATTGAAACTAAATTTGACCCTTCAAAATCAGAACGAGTATTCATGGAAGATGAATATTTGTGGGGTGTACGTGCTCGTGGTGCAGCAGGTTTCGGTTTTTGGCAATTAATCCACCGCGTGGAAAAAACCAAATTAACCAAAGAAAACGTACAAAAAGTCATCCAAACCATGAAAGGCTTGAAAGGTGACGGTGGCAAAGCATTAAACATTCAGCCGAATTTAATTTTGGTTCCGACCAACCTTGAGTATGCGGCAAAAGAATTGTTTAAAACTAAACAAATCAACGGCACAACTAACATTCTTGAAAATGAATTAGATGTGCTTTCCTCTCCGTTCATCAATGAATAACCAATCAGGGCGGGAAACCGCCCTAGGAGTTAATTATGGCTAAGAAAAACCAAAAAGACGAAGTAGCGCAAGATGTGCAAACAGCACCGGATGAACAGGCGCAAACCCAAGTCGAAACCGGTGCGGATAACGCTGAAAGTGCGCCCAAAAGTGCGGTAGAAAAACACGATGAATCGGGCGACAAAGAAGGGCAAGTGATTGTGCCTATTGGTTATTCGGTGAAATTGCGCGAAATCCATCCGCAAGCAACGTATGGGCGTTGCGGTTATCGCTTTAACAAAAACGAAGCAGTGTATTTAGCAGCGGATGACTTAACGGCGGAACAAACCTTAACCTTAGCGGAAGACCCTTGGTTAGAGCTTGTCCCGGTGTGTGAGGATTAAACCATGTATGCAACGGTAAAAGATTTCGTTTTGCGCATCGGGGAGTTTCAAGCCATCCAGCTAACCGACCGTGACCGCGAAGGCGTGGTGAATGAAAGCGTGCTGACCATTGCGCTCTCTGACAGCACAAGCCAAATCGACGGTTATTTAAGTGCGCGTTATCGCTTACCGTTGCCGACAATCCCGCAAAACCTAACCCGTATTTGTTGTGATCTCACCCGCTATCGTTTGGCGAGTATGTCTGAGGTAACGATTACTGACGAAATTATCACGCGCTATAAATTGAGTTTGAAAGAGCTTGAGGACTTGGCTGCAGGAAAGATTTCGCTCGGCATTGATATTGAAGACGACCAACAAAGCGACGGCAATGTGGTGATGTTTACCAATCCGAACAACAGGATTTTTGGACGTGATAACCGAAATTGAAAATGCACTGGTTGACCGCTTGACACGTGGCTTGGGACAGCTTGCTAACACGGTGAAAAGCTATGGCGGCGAGCTGGACGACGAAAGCCTGGGTACGGGGCGTTTGCCAATGGTGTTAGTAACGTTCGGTGGCGCACGAATTGAGCAGATGACAGTGCGAGGCAATGCGTTTCGCACCACTGCCAAGTTTGTAGTGATTGTGGCAGTACGCTCATTGCGTAGCAATCAAGCAGCACGACAAGGTGGTGTGGATAAGCGAGAAATCGGTGCAAATCAGTTGATTTATGCAGTGCGCCGCTTGCTGGACGCACAACGTTTAGGCGGATTAGTTAAGCCGTTAAAACCGTTGGCGATTCGGACGTTGTTTAACAGTGCGCAGTTTCGCACTGAAAAAGTCACGGCGTATGCCATCGAATATGAAGCCGTGTTTGATGATATAGCACCACTTGAAGACGGTTTGTATCCGGAAAAAACACAAGACCCGACAAGTCCTGATTTTGTGTTTACCCATTATGCGGCCGAACTCTCTCCGGCGTCGCCAACCCTCGAGCAGGTGGACGGCAAACTGTATGACCCGAACAACAATGCCGAGGTCGGCTTTAGTGTAAAAACAAAGGATAAAACATGATTGTAAAAGCAGCCCCTGGGGTGAAAGTCCCTTTAGAAAATCAGCCGTATGCCTACATTGAGCAGGAGCCGGTTGAAGTCGATGATTCTGTTTATTATCAGCGTCGTATTGCTGATGGCGACTTAATTGAAGTGCAACCAACCCGCAAGCAAAGAGGTGCAGGCAATGACTAATATCGAATTTGAAAAAATCCCGAACAGCTTACGCAAACCGGGTGTTTATACCGAATACAACGCCAAAGGCGCAGTAACTACACTGCCGACTAACGAGCAGGAAGTGCTAATTGTTGCGCCAATGGTGGGCGGTGCGACGGCATTTACCCAACCGGTGCGTGTGTATTCCGACCTTGACGCGGCGCAGGCATTTGGCGCAGGTTCGTGGGCGCATTTAATGACGCGCATGGCGATTACTAACAACTCCTTGATCCGTTTATCTGTGATGGGTTTAGCGGATAGTTCTTCCGGCGTCGCGGCAAGTGGTAGTTTAGTATTGACCGGAACAGCCACAAACCAAGGTGTTATGACAGCAACGATTGCCGGTATTGACTACAAAGTCGCCGTAGCAAACGGCGAAAAAGCCAAAGATGTTGCCGCCCGCTTAAACGCTGTGATTAACGGTGCGACAGATTGCCCGGCAACGGCATCTGTGAGCGAAAGCACGATTACTTTAACCGCAAAATGTAAAGGCGAAATTGGCAATGAAATCAATTTGACCGCAACAAATACGGCTAAAGATATGACTATTAGTGCCACAGCATTTACCAACGGAGCAGAAAATGCGAATTTAGCCCCTGCATTAGCAAGTGTTGCCGGTACGCATTACCACGTCATCATTTCGCCGTTTGCGGATGATAAAAATGCCAAAGCCTTGCGTGAGCATTTAGAATCCGTGTCCGCTCCGCTTGAGAAAAAACCTGCTATCGGTGTGTTAGCGTGGCGTGGCAGTATGGCAACCGGCACAACCTACACCGAAAAAATCAACAGCGAGCGTATCACTTGTGGTTGGTACAAGGGCGCAATTGAATCTCATGCGCTCATTGCGGCAGGTTTTGGCGCAGTGATTGCGGGCGAAGAAGACCCGGCACGTCCGTTAAATACCCTTGAAATTAAATGGTTGACGGAAGTTGACCCGACACAAACGCCGTTATTGACCGAAGCCAATCAGGCGTTATATCACGGGTTAACCCCGATTACCGTTGTAAATCATCGTGTCCGCATTATGCGTGCAATCACGACTTACACCAAATCGGCAACCAATACGGATGATCCGAGCTACTTGGATTTAACCACTATCCGCACGCTGGACTATACGCGTAAAGCAATTGAACAGCGCATTGAGTTGCGTTTCCCTCGGGCCAAGTTGTCTGCACGTACCCCGGACAAAGTGCGGTCTGAAATCCTTGATGTTTTATTGCGCCTGGAAAATGAGGAAATCTTGGAAAACGTGACGCAGCATAAGGCGAAATTGTTGGTGAAACGTAACGGCGTTGATCCAAACCGCTTGGATTGTGTAATCCCGACCGATGTGGTGAACGGATTACATATTGTCGCTAACCGTGTTGATTTGATTTTATAGGAGGCATAAATGGCCCAAGAATTTGCCAGTTTAGGCATTGTCGAAGTGGACGGTCAAGAGATTGACTTAACCAAGTTAGATGTGCGTGTTACCACCGGTCGCAAGCCGGTGAAAACTATCAACCGCAAAGGACGTGTGAAAGGCTTTGCGAAAGGCATTACCGAATATGCGTTGTCACTCACCGTTGTTGTGCCGTTAAACGCGGCAGAGCCTGATTGGGATAATGTGACAGATGCCAAAATTACGGTGGAAGAAGAAAACGGTAAACGAATCTCATACACCGGGTGTTTTACCACAGAAACCGGCACAAGCTATACCGTAGATAGCGAAGAAGTGCGCGATTTGCAAATGGTAGCGTTAGACAAGGTTGAAGAATAATGAAAACCCGTTTGAAACTTGGCGTGCTGTATAACGGCACGCTACACCATGACGTGTTAGTCAAGATTCTGACCGTAGGCGGCGAATGCCAAGCCCTGGAAGTTATCAGCGACCTTGAGTTAAGCGACAAAGAGACGTTAAGCACCGCAGAGCAAATGCTGGTTGATTTAGCGTATTTGGCGCAACAAGTCGAGTTTGATGGCATTCCGCGCGAGGAAGTAACTCCAACATTCTTGCTGGACAACCTCGCCACAGACGACTATGTATTGATTAACAACGAAATCAATCAACTGCGAAAAAAGCGCATGGGCGTTTCGGCAGACCAAAAGACGGCAAACGAAGCGTAAAAAAACGCAATATCAGCGAAGTGTGGCAAGCGTATGAAAACTACCGCTCAGCAACGATTTTGCTGGGTAAGTTTGGATTTACCGCACAAGCCGTCTGGAATATGTGTCACGCGGAAGTCAGCGCATGGATTAACAGCTATTTAGCGAGCCAAGGCGCGAAAACCCAACACAACACCGATGAAACTACGACGTCCTATGTTTTTAAGCGTCGTAAAAATAAGGGGGCGTAATGCCCCTTTTTTATTGCTTTAAATAACGTTTAAACAAGGTTTAAAAATGGCAAATATGGATGTCTCTTTAACACTCAAAGCGAAAGACTACGCCAGTGGTGTAGTGAAAAGCGTGGAAAACAGTGTTAGCAAATCAACCAAGAATATCGAAAATCAAGCCCAACGCAGTGCCACCACGCAACAAAGAGCGGTGCGCCAAACGGCACAAGTGACGGAGCAAAGCTACCGCCAAATCCAACAAGCGGCACGCAATCGTGAAATGCTAGGCGTGCGTAGCGAACGCAGTATCCAAAATGAAATTAACCGC